CGGTTAATGTAATTGGTTCACTCATAGATACTACTCCAAGAGTTTCTTCCATCTTATCAAAAGTTAAGAAGTGTCCTATATCATCTCCATTATCTGTATAAGTTACAGAAGTCTTGTAGGCTTTTTCTCCATCAGAAACTACCATAGTTAAATCACTATTAGGAGTCAATAGACTTTCCATCTTATTCGCATCTCTTTGAACTATGTAGTGACTATCAGTTTCTCCATCTATATCTACTGCAACATACATGGAAAGTGCTGCTTCCCTTCCTCCGGTATTATGGAATCTATCAAAAGACCTTCCACCACTTTTATTCCTAATCATGTAAGAATTAATATCGTGAGGACTATAACACATATCCTCTCCACTAATTTTAGTATAGGCAGAAGATAGGGTATTCATTCTAATTTTCTTTGGAGAAAAGTTATAGAAGCAGGTATGGTTAGGTTGCATTATTCTATAGAAGTCAGTAGTATTTAAACTCCTATCTAAAGTCAAAATGTGCCTTTCACTACTATTTGTAGTATCTATTTCATGGGATATTACATAGGCAATGGTATTTGGGGTTTGTTCGTTTAAAGAAGGAGTATTTGCCAATAGGCTAGAATATTCTTGAACAGAAAAGGCTTCATCATAATATTTTCCTTTTTCGGATACTAGATAACATCCCGTTAAATCATTCATTACCTTTAGACTCCTTCTATTAATATCGGCAAATGAAATAGAATTATCCGAATCAACTTCGTCGAAATAAGTAATTGTTGATATATCTGTATCTATGTTAATAATATGAACATATACACTTCTATTTCCTGCTGCTATATCAGAAGCAGTTCCCGAACCGCCCTGTTGCTCCAAATATAGTCGAGGCTTAAATCCTAACATAACTCCATCTGCATCTTTATCGTAAGTTCGGTTAGCATGAGAACCTACGCCGTCTTCGTGTTCTGCGAAATCATTTAGAATACCCATACCTACTAAACCGAAACTTGTTCCGGAACCATTGGAACTTCTCAGTGCTAATGCAGTTATAGGCCCTGCAACAGTTCCCTTAGATACAGTGGAACCTCCACCCTCTTCTACATCAAACCTATCTAAAAATATAGGAAGGAATCCGTTCAGAATACATTCATTACCTGCGGGAGCAACGGAATCCGGCTCATCTAAACTCCTATGAAGTAAATTAAATAATTTGAAAGGATGGTCGAGAATAGTATTTAATGCAGCAGTAGTAGTTCCTCCTAGCAAAGAGTCAGAATCCAAATCAACAGGAAAATAACTGTTAAATGATTTATCTCCTGTTCCCAAAGCAGCAGTATCTAAAGCAATAGTATTATGATTACTCCAAGCACAAGTTCCATGACCATAATGAGCAACACCACTCGGATTTCCTACATCATTTACTACTATTGATTTCATCATATGCACTTCTTCATTTATCTTTGCAAAGGTATCTTCTTTGCCATGCCCCCTTATCGTAGAGACTTTGTTAGTTGTATTTCCACTACTGTCTCTCATTGTGGATATAACAAATAGGGTTCCGGCAAAATAAGAAAGGCCGTTTGTTTTTCTAGCCTTATCCATTAAAATTATTTTTCCATTTGGACTAGAGAATTCTGTAGTTGCTACCTCTCCGATATATCTTCCATTAGAATCTGCAATTATTTCTCTCTCAGTTGCGAAAGTACTAGGATTAATAGTAGTATCAGTAGCAATGTATGAGCCGAAAGTTATGGTTTCTCCTGTATGTGACCCATTAGTAGTTGCAGAACTTATAGTAAATGTGGTAGCAGTATCTACAGATACAATCGTAGCACCTGCCGGAATATCATTTCCGCTAACAGGCATTCCTGCCCTTAGAGATGTAGTAGAAGTAACGGTAATACTTGTGCTATTATTATATGAGCCTCCCCCTACTGTATAATCTAAATAATCTCCTACCGCCACTTCATTACTAGACGCAAATAAAGAGCCTAAAGAAGTAAATTTGAATGCAGAGTATTTGAATTTTGGTAGAACTCTTTCTTTGGGAATAATATTTTCGGGGTCTATTTGGTTGAATGCCCAATCGAAAACCACCTCAGTTAATCTCATTATCGAAAATCGCTTCAAATCAGAAATTGTTTTATCTGCCGAAACAATAGAAGCAGAAGAATAGTTAGCATCATTTAAAGTGAGAGTATTTGTTCTACCAACACTACCTTCTTTAATATCAGAAGAAGAAGTTTCTATCGGTTCTTCTAAAGCAAAGAAATTGTAATTTGTAATGTCTCTAGTTTGACCATCATACATTAAACTGTCATACCTTTTTGAAGAATATGGCAATAAATCAGAATTAGCAAAAAGAAACATTCTTGCTATCTTGTAGTCAATTAAATTCAAATGGTCTTTGGCAATAAAAGCATTTTCGTGAGTTCCTGCCACATCTGCAACTGTATTCTTAATTGTAGGATTATGTGTGAATAGAATTCTTTGAGGGCTGCCACCCGATTTGTGTAACTCGCTATCAAAAAATCTAGACCCGTAAACAGAAGTAAAGCCCCTAGATTCAGGCAATTTGTGAGAATCAGTATCGTGACCTGTTTTTCCTACACCTATTATAGAAGACGCACCGCTATAAATTATATCTCCATTTGATATTTTATAGGAACTTGCATAGTAGGGAACTTTACTAGGAATTTGTAAATAGTATTCTGAAACATCTTTTATGTCAGTAGTGGGAGTAGAAGTAATCCTATTGTAGTTTCCCTTTTCTAAATTTATTATTCTATAATAAGGCGACCCATATTTCTCAATATAAGAAAACTCTTCATCTCTAGTATTATAATAAAGAGGATAGTTCATAGGAATCGCTTTATTCAAATTTGCATTATTTGTTAGTGGACTAAGTAAGGAAATTATTTTTCCTGTATGTAGGTGTCCACCATTTATCAAACTTAATTCGTGAGTCAGTTTTTTACTCTCATGATATATTCCGGAATTTTTGTTTCCTAAGATTCCTATTGTTTGGCCGCTAATAGTAGAACTCAACTTTCTATCTAAATATACAAAAATAGTATCGTGGTCTGTATCCAAAGTAGTCATAATTATTTTTCCAATAAAAATATTATTTGCGTAAATGGGCTTATTGTGCAATTTTCTAGGATTGCTAGTAGTGGATAATAGATTGTCACTTGTTACAGTTCCTCCTCCTGCATCTTTATCTATAGTAAAGAAAGTCGTTCCCGAAGTTCCTGTAGTACAGGCCCCTAAATCAGTAAAAGTAGTATCTTGAGTATTGGCAAAATTGATATCTACTCTTCCCAATGTTAAAGGAATATGAGGGGCTATTTCTACTAAAGTTTGATTATCAGAATTCTTAATGCTCAGTATAGAGAAATCAATTAGAGTGTTTATTGTATCGAAATCTTGGTAAGTTTTAGTAGAGGCATTATCATCCAATCTTGCTTGGAAAGTAGAATCATTTTTCATTCTTTTTACATCACTAATAAAATACCCTAATGCCCTAGAATCATCGCTAGCGGAAGTACCTACTAGTGTGCCCGATTCTGCCCCTACAGAAGTTAGAGTCTGACCACTCTCAAAAATTAATCCTCTATTAGAAGTAGCGGTTAAATCGGTAAGAGTATTTTGAAAAGAATTTGTAGACAGGGCCTTATTAAAAACATAATGTTTATCGAAAGAGTATGCTCCTATATCATCTCCTATCTCAGTTCCCCTGTTTCCACTAGTTTCGGCAAGAGAATAATTTTCTAATGTTATTGCAGAACTACTTGGAATAGACGCAATTCTTCCGGCATAAGATAAAGTGTCTTGACTTTGATGATAGATGAAAATATCCTTTCCAACATCGTTAGAATCAAACCCATGTGCAGACAAATTTCCATTCGAAGGGTCTCTATATGTCACAGTTTTAGAGCCGAAATTACATTCAACATAACAAATAGGGGTATTTATAATAATTCTATTATATGGACTATTACTAGAATAAATAATATCTTGAGAATGCAAAGTGTTGTCATTTATTATAGGAGACAACAACTTAGCAAAATTGTTTCTTCCGGATATATCTAGAATTCTTTGCCCATTTTCTTGATAGGAATCCACAGTCTCTATTGTCCCATTGAATTTTTCTATTTCTATTTCGTATTCTCCTTCTAAATAATTCAAGGCAGAATTACTTACAGTCCCATATGATTTATTGGTGAAAGACAAATCCATCATCTTCTTTTTAGCAGCAATAGAAGTAACGCTTGCTCTTAAGAATCCAAAATCCTTAGAAATGAATTTTATGAATAGATTGTTAAATCTTCCATTTACTAGTGGAAAATTTGTCATTAGGGTTTTATC